AGTTATATATTAATTAAACAACATACACAATAATAATATATATACATACAACTACGATAAAATATTAGTTATATATAATATATATAACAGTAAAGGAGCTAACAGTGATGAAATTAACAGGATTTGAGTCAAGCAAAATTAATTCCGAAATGGTAAATCACCCTAGCCACTACGACTTGCCTGACCGAAAAGAGTGCATTGATGAAATGATTGACATTTACGGGCTTAAGGACGTGGCTAAATGGTGTGAGATTACTGCATACAAGTATAAATATCGTGCCGGGCATAAAGGTTCTGCAACTGAGGATATGAGCAAGGCAGCATGGTACACAGTTAAGGCTTGCGAGCTTAAATCTAAGCGCAGATGGAAGATTTTCGACAAGATTGTTTATAAATTCATGCCAATGTTTCTTAAGGGCCTGTATACATGGATAATTTTATTCTGCATGTTTTATGGAATACTCTTTTCTGACCGATGCTCAATGGCTGTTTCAATAGTGTTTTTGGCTCTTGCGTGTATAGCTGAAGCAGTATCGAAAGAAAATGAAGATAATTAGATTTTGAGGTGTAAATCATGTTTGTACTAAAAATTGCAACAACAGTATGGCTGGCATTAATTGCGCTTGGAATGACAAGTGCCACATTAAACGAAAAAGAGACAGTTAGCTCGAGGCTTCTCGGCGCTGCGGTAATGCTTGGTCAGATACTTGCCATAGCTTTTATGTGGCAGTAAATAGGGCATTCGCCAAGCGGTAAGGCACGGGATTTTGATTCCCGCATTCGTTGGTTCAAATCCAACATGCCCTGTTCGGGGTTTACTTGGTTCCCCGACATTGGACTTAGTAGTTCCTTTCACCCTCATAGTGGAAAGCTGTTAAGAGCCGTCACAAGGCTCGTGAGGGTTTAATCGTGTATAATCCCACAATGCACGAGCGTGAAAACCAACCTGTCGTAAAGACATCTGTAATAGGCAGAGTAGACATATATACCCCCTTTAATTAATTGTTAAACTAGGGCAACTCAAATCATATGAGTCTTAGGTGAGGTGCAAATCCTCACATGTCCTTTGCTGTAGGTTTCGTTAGTTCTTTTCCTACAGCACATACAAATTTATATCTCCGGAGGGTGTAGCCACTCCTTAGGCTTCACCCTCATTATTGGCTTGTAGTTCAACAGGTAGAACACTTGACTGTTAATCAAGTAGTTGTAGGTTCGAGTCCTATCAAGCCAGTTTGCAGAAATAAAATATAGCGTAAGATATGGTAGCAGCTACAAGGTGTTGCGTGAGATACAAGTCGGGTAAACAGCTGGGCAACACTCTACCAATAAACAACAGAAAATCATAACGCATGTCCCTGTCTAAAGGTGCCGACTAACTGTTGCATAGTATCATTTCTGCAATTAAGGGTTCTTCCCTTTAATGAAATTTTTCGTATTTTTTGCTAAAACAGGACTATTAAGTCGGTCCTGTTTTAACGGCATGTAGCTCAGTGGTAGAGCAGTCGGCTATTAGCTGATGCGTCGTGGGTTCGATTCCCAACCTTGCCGATTAATTATTGGTTCAAGTAGGCGACAAGGCTTGATTAAATGGGCGGTACAGAAAATGCGCTGCTAAGTCCTGCCAATAAATTATTTGCCGATATGGGATAATGGTATTCCAGTAGCTTGCTAAGCTATCCAACAGAAATGTTGTTCGTGTTCGAGTCACGATGTCGGCGCTAACTTACGACAGACTATAATAGCCTCGCCGTAAACGGCATAAAAAGTCCGTAGAAGCTGTACAAAGGTAGCGACAAAAGCAGTTTCAGTATAACAGTCACGCTACGGCTGTTATATATGGCGAAATAGCCAAGTGGTAAAAGGCAACAGACCGCAAATCTGTGACCGTCAGTTCAAATCTGACTTTCGCCTTGTTGATGTGTGGCGAAATGGGTAAACGCTATTGCCGTAAGATAATTCGTTGAAACCGGCAACTTAGATGACGAGAGTCGCGACAATCATGTGTGGTTCAAATCCACACCACATCAATTCCTTATCACCACTTAGTCTGGTACTACTGCAATAGTTCAGGTCGATGGGTGATGTATGGATAGTAGTTGTATTATCGGAAACAGAAAACTCTTTGCAAAATAGAATTTGCAGATTTGAAATGCATTGGCATGGTTTGGTCTGACGGAGTTCGACTCTCCGTGCAACTATTTACAACAAACTAGGTTAGCTACCGAAAAGCACTTCCGCTGTGCCTGTTTGTTGTTTTATCAATCAAGCGGAGTATGTATCACAGGCATACATAAATAATATCAAGCGGAGGTATTTGATTATGGCAACAATTAGAGTACATAAAACAAAAAATTACACAGTTATGAGTAATACTCATTTAAGGGATAAGAGCTTGAGTCTGAAAGCAAAAGGACTATTGTCTGTAATGCTTTCATTACCCGATAATTGGGATTATTCAATAGCTGGGTTAGTTGCAATATGCAAAGAGAATGAAACAGCCGTTAAATCGGCTTTAAGTGAATTAAAAGATAATAATTATGTTGTGGTTACTAAAGAAAACCCAACGAAAAGCAATGGTGGAAGAATAAAGTACACCTATGAGGTTTACGAAGAACCATATAAACAGAAAATAGAAAAACAAGATACAGAAAATCTAGGGGTTGAATGTCAACAGGTAGAAATCCACGGACAATTAAGTACTAATGGATTAAGTACTGATGAATTAAATACTAATAAACAAAGTACTGAAAGATTAAATACTGATAAGGTACATACATCAACTAACATTGATGGAGAGGTACATACATCTGTTTCCGAGAAACAGACGGCAAGAGTCACCCGACAGGATATGCAAGCAAAGATAGATGATATGCTCTATAGGTTTTCTGAAATCTGCGACAACAGCATTGAAAACAAGACAGTCGGAGAAGTAGTCAAAAAAGCATTTTGTAGATACATGAACCTGTATGAAACATATTTTGCAAAGGTTCACCCAATCTTGACCGATAAAACTCTGACTAATGTATGCCTGTCACTTTCTAATGTGACCGATACAGAACATAATCACTTCGAGTGGACGGATGTTTACCTAACAGACGAAACAGGGCTTACTGGGCTTGATAGAATGGTTAACGAGCATTTCAGACGAACACATAGAAGAGAGACTAACTACTCGATAACGCATTTTGCTAAAAGCGACTATCTGCTACAGTTGGCACAAGGCATTATAGAGTACTAAACGGAGGTATAAGTATGGCAAAGGGAGTTAAGACACGAAATATTGATTCATTCCGAGAGGGATTGATGGAATACGCATATGGCAGATGCTCACAGGCACAAGCAGCAAAGATAGCCGGTATGAGTGTACCGACATTTAGGAAGTACGCAAATATGCATTTTTTAGGCATTCCGTTTCCCGACACACTGTTTAAGACAAAGGAGAAATAAGAAGCATGTGCGAGTTTTGCGAAGATATAGCAATGAACGATGATGAATATATGAAAAAAAGATACGCCGGTGGAGATTTTATTTACAAAGATGAAAATGGATTCGGAGTGTTGATTGACACAGGAGACAGTGGCTGCCTTGGATATATAAAAATCAATTATTGCTATATCTGCGGTAGAAAGTTGGTGGAAGAATGAAACCATTAGAAGAAATATTTTTTAGAGCTTGCGTGAATGAACAGAAAAGAAAATTGCCTTCAAGCAATCGAGAATTGAGCATAAGAACTATTGGAAATATTTTTGAAAGGCTTGGATTCTCATATAAGCAGTTAATGTATTATGTCAGAAAGTGGTCTGACAGGGGATTTTATGATTACGGAGTAACACTTGACTTGGGATGGTTTGAATTTGACAAACTGACCGGAGAATATAAGCGGATTTATGATTCTATGACAAGTACGGACGGATGGGAAGATGGGGAGTTGGCAAATTATATTGTCAGAAATTCTTTTAAGCGAGATAGAATAACACCACTTGATATTCTATATATGTACGGATTAGTTTAATAGGCGGTGAAAGAATGAAACATCAAAAAGAATGGCACACTTGTGATAGGTGTGGAAAAGAAATAATACGCTACGATGAAAAATGTGCATATATCAAAACAAGAGAGATAAAACCTCTTCACGAAAAAAGCATATGCACAGCCGAAGATTTAGCAAAGGAAGCGTTTCCAATGGCTATATGGAGAGATGATACGCAATACGATTTATGTCCTAAGTGTAGGAAAGAGTTCAAGAGGTTTATGAAAAATGGAGCATGAAAGAAAATGGTGCACTTGCGATAGATGTGGTGCAGAAATTAAAAAAGGAATACTGTGTGGAAATTCGGTTACAAAGAACGGCATTTTTAATACCACATACGACTTGTGCTATAAATGCATGGAAGATTTTGAGGGGTTTATGAGAAATGAAAATATCAATACAAGAAATAGTGCAAAAAGCGGTTGACGAAGCATTAGACAATGCCACAATCAATAATGTTCCGCTTCGTGAATGGATTGATAATGTGAACAATGCTTATGAAAATAAAAAATGCAATCTGACTTCTTGCCGATATAATGCAGATGGCAAGTGTACAAACGAAGAAAAGAGAGAAGAATGTGTCGAAGTGTCAGGAAAGGTGTTGTGCATAAATGAAGAAAACAAGAAGTAAAATAATCATTAAAACGAGAGCTGGCGGTTACACAAAGATTTATGCCAATGGAAAATGGCAGAAGAAAGTATGTGTCATTGATTATCATGCAGAATGCAGTAACAAAGATGGTATAAATGTTACTTGCGAATTTGATAGATTGAAAACTGATAAAAATAGTTCAGTTATCTACGACGAAGCTAAAAAAGATTTTGTAAAAGAGCACATAGTTGCAAAGATTTGAGGGAGCATTTGAGTAATGAGCATGGCAGAAGTAATTAAATCAATAGAGCGTGAAGCGCTTAGAGAAGCACAATCGCACGAAATAGGCGGTAGAAATGGTGAGCCTATAGAAACATCCGAATTTCATGATATGACTATTGACATTGATATTTCAGTCGATGCAGTCAATGAGTATGCAAAATCAATTTTAGGCAGATACCCGGAAAATAATTATGAATTTTCAAGAGCATTAGCAATGAAAATTCTAGAGGAAACAAAATCATTAGCGAATAGTGAGGGGGAGAAATGAGATTATGAAAATAACAGAAATGAATAACTGCATTGAAGAAATGCGTAAATGTTACAAGTTTGAGGATGATAAAACGGAAATAAGACTTGGCAGTGTACCAAGTGGTGGCTGTGACAGATGTGTAACTGTCGGCACAATGGATGAAAACGGAACACAGATTGAAATGACAAGAATAGCGGATAGATTAGAAGAAGCAGACTATTGTTTGCGATGAAAGGAAATCAAATGAACGAAATAAAATCAGGAATGAAAATTGCCTATCAAGGAGTAAAAGAAGAAATGGAAACAATAGTTGCAGAACTTGCAAGAAAAGGAATTGAAAAGCCAAAAGGCTTTAGTATATTGGAACAGTTTATAAAAGACAGGCTTTCAGAGTGCGAATAAAAACAATAATTGCTGATTATCAGCAGAAAGGAATTTTTATGAAGAAGAAAATTTTAGCAGTTGCATTAGGATTGACATTGTGCTTAGGAATGACCGGATGTGCGTCATGGGACAGAGCGGTAACAGATATGAAAAGCGATGTAAATGGCGGTATGCAAAGAACAATTACTGTATATACGGCAGACGGCAAGGAACTTGCAACATACGAGGGAAAGATTGATATTGATACAAACGATGGTGGATATGTCAAGTTTGACTTTAACGGCAAGAGATATATCTACTACAATTGCTTCGTAGAAAGCATTGCAGATATTGATTAAGTGATATTACCGACTACAGATTGATTGTAGTCGCTGACCTTAGAAAGTTAAAGGTTGATAAAACATAGAAAAGGAGATAGAAGCTATGAAGAAGTTATTTGTGAGTGTGCCAATGAAAGGCAGAACAGAGGAAGAAATCAAAGCTAGTATTCAGAAGATGAAAAAGATTGCTGAAATATACGAGGGCGAGGAATTAGAGCTTATCGACAGTTATATCGAGGATAACCCACCAAAGGATAGCAATGAAGCTGTATGGTATCTTGGAGAAAGTCTTAAGAAACTAGCACAGGCTGATGTGTTTATTGGAATATGTGAAAGCTATGATTGGAACGGCTGTCATATTGAAAGACAGACTGCGGAAATATATGGCATTAAAGCATATATGATTCCAGCAAAGTATGTAATTGATAATTACAATGCACTTTTGCAGAAATTGCATCCGGTTGTCAATGATGTACTACTCTAACAAAATTTTACCGGCTACAGATTGGTTGTAGTCGCTACCCTAGAAAAATTATAGGCAGAGGTCTATAAGCACCTTTGCTTTTTAAAAGTGGAGGTGCTTTTCTTATGGCTAGTCAGAGCCTTATTTCCACAGTAAACGGATATGAAAACTACATAAAGGATAAAGGAAAAGACGAGCAAGTAATTAATGCCTATGTAGACGCTTGCAGTGTAGCCATAAATGGCGAGAAAGATATTGAGTATGGACTACAGCTCACTAAGAGGGCAAAAGAGCTTATAGAGGACTTCTGCACGGCTAAAACAGGTGGTACGATTTGGGATTTGGATTATTACCATTTCAAGCATGAGACTACACCATATGACTTAGTTAATCACTATTTTGATTTATTCTTGATGGAAGCTCACTATAAGTTTGAGAGCTTTATGATTTACATGGAAAAAAATCGTCCACCATGGGAAAGATTTTATTTGCCAAGAAGAAATCCATTGAGCCAAGTTGCACAACTCATTCAAGATTTGTACGATGATAAACTCGATGAGGGCATGGTATTCTGCCCTGGACGTATCGGAAAGACTCAAATCGTTAAAATGGGTAATTTGTGGTTTGGCTCAAACAGACCCGAGAGGTCAAATCTATATTCGGCATATTCCGACAAAATAACCGGAGGATTTTACGATGGAACATTAGAAATGGTAAATGACCCAACGTACACCTACAAAGATATTTACCCTAAAATTGTAGAGAAAAAAGCTATCACAGATGGAAAAGACCTTACGATAGACTTCTTGCGTAAAAAAACATACCCAACATTTACCATGCGCTCTATATACGGAACACTGAACGGAGCATGTGACTGTGATGGCTTAGGAGTATATGATGATTTATTTAGTGGTATTGATGAAGCTTTAAGCGAGGATAGGCAGGCTACAGTTTGGGGGAAGTTTGATAATAACTTTATGCCGAGAATTAAGCCCGGCAAAGCAAAGTTGCTAGGAATAGGCACAAGATGGGCGCCAAAAGATGTGCAAGGGCGCAGATTAGAATTGCTTGCAAATAATCCTGAATATAAAAACATACGCCATAGAGAGGTTATAATTCCGGCACTCAATGAAAACAATGAGAGCAATTTTGATTATCCCTACAAATTAGGATATTCCACATTAGATTATAAGCGTAGAATGGCTTCATTTGAAGATAATGACGATATGGCTTCATGGTTCGCCCAATATCAGCAAGAGCCGGTAGAAAGAAAAGGTCAGATGTTTAATATTGATAACATGAACTTTTTTGATCCGGCAGAAATTGAGGGAATAAGACCTGATAGAATTTTTTCGGCAAACGACCCGGCATATGGCGGTGGAGACTTTGTATCAATGCCGATTTGCTATGAGATTGAAAAGGAATACTATATCGTGGATGTTGTGTATAACGATGGCGATAAGGATATAACAATTCCCGAAGTAACAAGCAGAATGGAAAGCCACTTAGATAAATTCCTGAATAAAACAGCAGAGGTACATTTTGAGGAAACAAAAACAACATCTGCCTATCGTTTGGAGTGCGAGAAAATATGGAAGAAAGATTGCTACCCAATATTGACAAGCCATGACCCGGCAGATAACAAAACTGCAAAAATGGACAGAATTAAAAATCATGCGCCGGATATAAGAAAACTGCATTTCATAAAACTTGAAAGACAAACTAAGGAATACAAAAAATATTTTCAAAACGTTCTTTCTTGCACATATGAGGGCAAAATGAAACATGATGATGGTGTGGATTCTACAGCACAGTTGTGCGATATGATTTTTAGAGAAAAGCGAATAGCAAAGGTTGAAGCAGTACACAATCCGTTCAGAGGAGGGCTTTATTAATGACAAAGGAAGTTTTATCACAGTATTCAGACTTACAAGAGGAAATTAAAGAGGTTAGAAAGAAAATTGCTAAATTGCAAGATGACCTTGAAAAGATAGAAAACGGAGAAAGCGTGATTGACACCGTGTCGGGCGGTATGGGCGGTACACAGCACTTTAAAATCGAGGGTGTACCTTATCCTGAATACGGACGCAAGCGTACACTGCTTTATTCAAGAATGACTACGTTACAGCTTTTACAAGATGATTTGCTTGAAAAGACAAACGATGTAGAAGAATTTATAGCAAGCCTTGATGATAGCAGAATGAGAAGAATAATTAATTTTAGATTTTTGGAAAATAAATCATGGCTACAGACAGCATATGCGCTTGGCGGTAAAGCCACAGCAGATAGCGTAAGAATGGAGTTTGAAAGATTTTTTAAGAAAATGTAAGTTTGTTCGTTCGGTTCGCTTAGAATGTGATAATGTGTAAGATGAAAAAAATGTAATTCGTTCATTGCAAAAAATCTCTTTTAGAAATGGCACTCACAGATTGTGGGTGCTATTTTTAGTGAAACGAGGGTGACATGAATAATCAGAATATTGTACCAACAGGAAAACGAAGTGTAATGTGCCCTCGTTGCGGAAAGCTATTAACGTGGGTAAATAAAAGCGACAAGAAACACCACAAAGTAATGTGTACGCACTGCCGTAAATGGATATGGTTTTGGGCTGGCACACAAGAATTTCAGATAAAAGAGGTTCCACAGAGGACTTCTGCAAGTGGCATGAGGTTTTATTGATGTATAGGTATGCTCATAAAAACGTAAGACCTTTTTCGGCTGTCTGTCACAATAATTACGGCAGACAAGTTATTTTCACACGTAAAAGGCAAATCACAAAAAATAACATAATCGAAGAACTGAATAAAGCACTTGTGATTCACGAGCAAAACGCTATTGAGATTGAGTATCTTGACAGATACTATCGTGGGGACCAACCAATTTTGTATCGACAAAAAGTAAACCGACCGGAAATCAATAACAAGATTGCTGTAAATCTTGCGTATGAACTTGTCGAGCGCAAAACCGCAGAAATGTGTGCCGAGCCAATCCAATATGTGCTACGTGGCACTGATAACCATAAGTCGGAAGAAATCACACAGCTTAACATTACAATGGACTCGGAAAGCAAACAGGAGTGCGATATAGACATACATCGTTGGAGAAGCATATGCGGTACCGGCTACAGATTCATCGGTAATGACGATGGACAAGGGCAGTTGCTTGATGAGAGCGATTTTTACTTATCTTCTGAAAATCCAATGTATACGTTTGTAGCATACTACTCAAACGGACGTCCGGCATTCTCTTGTCAAATCGGAGAGGACGAGAACGGAGCGGATATTTATTATGTGTTCACCGACAATGAGTGGTTTGATATTCGCAACGACAAGATTTATGCAAGTGGAATAAACGGCAATAGAGCAATTCCGGTGATTGAATATCCAAACAATGCAAGGCGATTATCTGACATCGAAATGACTATTGCAATTACAGATGCTATCAACGTGCTTACATCAGACAGAATTAATGGTGTCGAGCAGTTTGTGTCTGCATGGGTGAAATTCGTTAATTGCGAGATTGACATAGATACATTTAGAAAAATGCGACAAGAGGGAGCATTGGTAGTTAAATCTAACAATGGTTCAGACAACAAGGCTGATGTTGACGTAATGACGAGCGAGCTTAATCAGACAGAGGGGCAAGTGGTATTCACTGACCTTTTTGAAAGATTTTTAAGTATTCAAGGTCTCGCAAATCGTCAGGGCAACACAGGCGGTGACACCGGTTCTGCCGTAGAATTGAGAAACGGACATTACGATGCCGGACTTAGGACGGCTATTAATGAGCCTATCCTTAAGAAATCGGAGAGAATGGCACTTAGGCTTATTCTTAACAGGCTGAGAATTAATAAGAACTTTACCCTCATGCCTAGCGATGTTGAGATACACATTAATCATAATAAGCTAGACAACATGCTTGTTAAGGCAGAGGTGCTTGAGATATTACTTAGGTGCGGTATCAATTACAAGAGAGCCGTCAAGACGATTGATATGTTTAGTGACCCTGAGCAAGTTACTCTTGAAAGCGCTAAGCGCATGGAAATGTTATTCCCGGAAACAGCTACACCTAACAATAATAACGATGATAAGAATAATGGAAAGACAGCCGATGAATAATTGGCTGTCAATTTATTTTGGAGCTTGATATGGCAGACGAAATCCACGCACTTAACAAAAATGAAATACAAGACATAGATTATGACACATATTTTGGTGAGATGGATTTGTCTGACGAGGAAAAGGAAGATAGAAAAAAACTTGCTGAAAAGTTTGAAAAAATCTTTGTTATGCTATTTGCCTTGCTATCCGGCAAGGAAGAAACAGAGATAACAACTATCACTAAAGAATTTATTATCAGATATGAGAGCATTGCCACGCAGTATTGTAAGGCAAAGAAAACCCCCTCATATATTACGGATTATGCCCGGTACATTGTGAATGAGGTAGTTGACGCTACCACGCAAAATATTGAGGTTGAGTATTTTACTTCACAGAAGCGAGCAAAAAATGTAGCTGCGAATGAAGCTAATGCAGTCGGCAATTACAGGTTGCAAACTGATATGGTGAAACAAGGTTACAAAACAAAAGAGTGGCGCTCAAAAGAAGATTCACATGTCAGACCTACACATGCAGAAGTTGACAGAAAGAGAATTAATATTTTTGAGCCGTTTGAGGTTGGAAACTCACTGATGATGTTTCCAAAAGACCATTCGCTAGGTGCAGAGGTAAAAGAAATAGCAGGGTGTAGATGCAGTCTTAAATATTACAAATAATGAGCAACTTGTAAGGAAAACTTATAGGTTGCTTTTTATTATACAAAAATTTGCAGTTGTGCGTTAAACAACAGAAAAACTCGGCTGGTGCGACCAGCGATAACAAAAGCGTGAGTTACGGAGGTAATTGAAATGACAAGAAATGATGTTTTGAAGCTTTTTCCCGATGCAACGGATGAGCAGATAACAAATCTGCTTAACAAGAGCGGTGAGGAAATGGCAAGAGAGAAAGAGAAAGCCAATCAGTATAAGGCTAAAGCCGACAAAGCCGACGAGCTACAGACGCAGCTTGACGAGCTACAGGCTGGCAACATGACAGAGCTTGAAAAGGCAAATAAAGCCTTAGATACAGCCAATCAGCAAATAGCCAAGTTGCAGAAAGATAATGCTGTCAGAGATTTACGAGAGAGTGCAATGTCTGATTTTGGAATTACTGCAGAACAGGCAAAGACAGTAGTAAAAGAGGATGGCTCTTTTGACACAACATCACTTGGCAAGATTATTTCCGACATGAAAGCCAATGCGATTGCGGAGTACGAGAAAAATGCACTCAACAATACTCCAAATCCAAGCAATGGCGGTAACAATAATGAACCCGACCCAAAGCCAGCAGATGTAGCAAATGCAGAGCAAATCTCATTTGGTACATCTGCAAGCACAGAGGGTCAAAACAGCTATGTAATTTAATACAGGAGGTAGAACGATGGGAAAGCCAATCGTAAGAGACTTTACACAGGGTAAAGGAATTTTAAAATTTTTCCCTTATGAGGGTGCAGCGTGCCTTGTACCACAGACTATGGTAACAAGCGCAGACACAAACGGAATGAAGATTGTACCGGCCGGTACACCATTTCCGAGCAATGACGCAGAGTGCAAGGGCTATCTGTTACACGATGTAGATGTAACGATGGGTGACGCACCTGGAACATATGTATATCAGGGAACTATTGATTGGGAGAAAGTTAAGTCACTTTCAATCGCAGATGCAGCTAGAACTGCAACACCTAGAGTTACTTTCTATGGTGCGCCAAAGATTGTAGCAAGTCAGGTCTAAAAGGAGGTATAAGAACATGGCATTACCATTAGCAGAAGCATTTACAGCGAGAAGCCTCGGTGTAATGTGGGATAACTACAAAAAGACATTAGGAACTGCCCCTTATCTTGGCAGACAAAAATTCGGAACACGTAAACAGGACTCACTCGACCTTAGATTTATCAAGGGTAAGAACGGACTGCCGGTATCACTCAAAGCTTCAAACTTTGACGCACAGGCAGAGTTAAGAGATGTTGGAGGTTTCTCTGACATTCAGAACTCAATGCCATTCTATCGTGAGGGATATATGGTAACAGAGAAAGAGGAACAGGAGTACGACAATTACAGAACTTCTGAAAACTCTAGCCTTGCCAATAACGTATTACGTGAAATTTCAAAGAAACCAATGATGTTAATTGAGGGCGCATTAGTTGTACCGGAGAGACAGATTTGGCAGTTACTTGCACCTACAGATGGTGTACCAAAGGTAAAGGTTGTACTTGGCGATAAGAACTATGTCGTTGATTACACAGCCGACAATGGCGCAGAGCATAAGGAAAAGCACTTTAAGTCAATTACCGGCACAAGCACATGGGATAAGCCTACCACATGTGCACCACTTGATGACCTTATCACAGCTCGTAGAGATTTTGCAAAGGCTACAGGCTACTCACTTACACGTTTCACCATGAATACAGAGACTTGGGAAATGGCGCTTAAGGCAGAGGACACAAAGAAACAGGTACTTGGTATCACTGCTTACAATGGCGGTATCAGATTACAGCAAGGACAGGTTACTGAATACCTTAGAGGATATGGTATCGAGATTGAAGTATACGATAAGCTCTATGTTGACGAGTCAGGACAGACACAGTACTTTGTACCAACAGGTATTGTATCTGCGCAGTCTGCTGGAGTATTCCTTGGCGATTACACATTCGGTAAGACACCGGAGGAAAGAAGCGGAAGTATCACAGACGGAAACCTCTCACTTGTTGAGACAGGTGTATCTGTATACACATACGCTACAAATCATCCTATCAATACTCACTGCATCGTATCTATGATTGGATTACCTACATTCGAGGGCATGGATAGCGTTATGGTTCTCAAAGTTAAGGAGGATTAAGGCTTATGATAGCAACGCACTCTATAAAGCATGATGGAGTGTGGTATAAAGTCGGAGACGAGGTGCCGGAAAGCAATAGCAATTCGGCGCCTTCTGATTTTATGAATCCACCTGAAACGACATACACAAAGACGGAAATTAACAGAATGTCAACAGCAGACCTAAAGAAGCTTGCGAGCGAAAATGGTATTGAAAATGCCACAGAAATAAATGGCAGCGACTTGAAGAAAATGTTAATTGAAAAGTTTGGATTATAAGGAGCTTGGCATGGAATACACCACATTAGAACAAGTCAAAATCAGACTTAAACAATTTCATATTGATACAGTCATGAATGATGATGAAACAACATCTGATGTGGTAGTGTTCGATAACAAAGAAGATAATCCGATAATCGAACAGCTTATTAAACAGGCTGCAGAAGATGTAAAAGCGAAAAGGTGTTATCCGGACACTTTTACTGATGATGATATAACTGCCGATTTAAAGCAGTTTGAGAATGTCATTATCAATCTTGCTGTATACGACCATTCACAAGCCGGTGAGAACTACATGAGTGCATTGAGTGAGGGCGGAGTGAGCCGTACATGGAAAGACAGAGATAAGCTGTTTGTCGGAGTTTTTCCTTTTGTCAAAGTGCTATAAATCTTGCCTATAGGGCATTATATAAAAAGATAAGAAGATTGTGCGTTACCATTTTACTGATGTCGGTAACATGGTAGCAGGCGGTACACATTAAGTGGTGGTGGGCGGTGTGCCAATTACCAAAGATGAAAGGCTGTAAGATGAATAATTTAATCTATCAGACATACATTATTGCCTTGCCAATTGTCCTGACAGCACTTTTGGGTTATATTGTTTGGCTTTTACAAGAGCAGAAAAAGCAAAAAGCGATAGACACAAAAGAAAGAAACGAGCGCATTGAAGAGGAAAAGAAGCTACGACAAGCAAACGGAAAAGGTACAATGCTACTTTTACGAGTACAGCTTATCGAATACCATGATAAGTACATGAAGCTTGGCGAAATTCCCTCATATGCGTATCAGAATTTTTGCGAGATGTATGAGGCATATCACGCACTCGGTGGTAATGGCATGGTAACAAAAATGAAAAATGAGATTGAGGAAATCCATTTAGGTAAAGGAGGGAAAAACTGATGGACTTTACACAAGTACCTACAGTAGTTGCCATTATGGTAATTACTTATTTAATCGGATATGCTTCAAAGCAGATACCACAGGTTAAGGATAATATTATTCCTATTATCGTAGGTGTAGCCGGTGGAGTACTCGGTATTGTTGGAATGTTTGTAATTCCCGGTTATCCGGCAAACAACATTCTTGACGCAATAGCAGTTGGCATTGTGTCAGGCATGGCAAGTACCGGTGTTAATCAGATTTACAAGCAGATAAAGAAAAATGCTTGACATTAATAAACAAGCCATGAAATACGCGCTTCAAGGTCAAACAGTCACAGTCTACGAAAAAGACGAGGACGGAAATCTAAAGTTTTACGAAACAGAGGACGGAGAGAAGATATACTACACCCATGAGGAAACAGGCTTTTCAGAGCCGGTTGATTTTCGGGCGAATATATCATTTGACGGAGGAGAAGCACAGAACAAGGAATATGGCTTTAATGTGGCTGATTTTGACGCTGTTTTGCTGACAGATAAGGGAATGTACCCTTTTAAAAAAGGTGACGTTATTTGGCTTGATAGCGAGCCTACAAAAGACGAAAACGGATTAGTTGATTCAACTTCCGCAGACTTTACAATAGTGGGAGTAAAACCATCTCTCTATTCAGTTAAATACATGTTGAAAGCAGTTGTGAAAGAAGTGTAATTATGAAGATTGACATTTCTCTGACAGAAAAATCTATACAAGATGCGATAGACAAGCTTGAAAGATACAAAGACCGCCTACAGGACAAGTGCATAGCATTTGTCGGAGAGCTTGCTAGTAATGGCATTGCTGTAGCACGAGCAAATACAGGCAATTTCGGACACTATATCACGTTTAGTTACGAAATTAAAGATACAACGGACGGCTGTACAGCTATTGTGCTTGCTACGGAAACAGGGCAGATACAAAGCACATGGCAAACAGCGGACGGACTCAAAACAGTTGATGTATCACCTTTGCTTATGGCTGAATACGGCTCGGGTTGGAAAGCTAAGCCACACTTCAATGATACAAGAGGCGGTCAAGGAACTTTTCCGGGGCAAACACACGCATTCGATAGTGAGGGTTGGTATTGGAGAGACGAAAGCGGAGAATTACACCATTCATACGGCATTACACCTACAATGCCGATGTATCACGCATTTTTAAAAATGGAAAATGAAATCATGAAAACGGCACGGAAAAATTTTAGTTGAGGTGATAAAGTGGCGAGTCAAAATCAATGGGTCTACGACCTTGAAAGCCTCACATATGCAATTGTAAAAACCCGATGTGAGAAAAAATTGAAAACTAAATATCCCAAGCTAAAATTCACACAAGAGGAACAGTCGGACAGCGCAACGGCTAGCTTCCCAACGGTGCTAGTTCAAGCACTCGAACCTATTGAACAGAATGAGGATTTAGAGTGTGAAAGAATAAATACAGTGTTATTTACGGCGCAAGTAATTGTTACAACGAATAAAAGCCGTTCAGAAGCCTTGAATGTGGCGCAGACAGTGGCTAATGAATACAAAGCTATGTCATTCAAGCTGACAACAATCCCATTCGCTAGGAAAAACGGCAAAATATGGACAGCAACATTACGTGCTAGGCGGTCATTCGACTGGAATGATAGATTATAAGAGCCTTTTTGGCTCTTATTTTTTTATGAAAAATTAGGAGGTAATACAAATGGCAACAGGTTTAAAAAGTAGAATTGCTTACAAGACACCAACCGCATCTGCCACAAGTGGTGATTATTGGGCTGGAACTTACAAGCTCTTACTTAGAGCGAAATCAATTCCCTCACCATTCGGCTCACAGAACATGGTAGATACTTCAACTCTTGAAGATTTAGTAGAGACACAGGAAATGGGCAGACGTTCAGCCGGCTCCATGGAAGTTGAGGGAGCTTTTGAGAAAAAGTACAAAGACGAGATGGTAACCAACGAGGGCAAGAAGCTCGACTTTATCATTCTTTATGGTACAGACGGAAAAGGTTCAGAGGGTATCTGCGCTTTTATTGGACAGGAGTCATTCGCCCCAGGTGAGGCTTCCGATGACCACTTAACAGGAACTGCGACTGTATCAGTTCAGACAGTACCTAAGTGGATTGAGGATAACTACGATGTTGCGGTAACAGAGGACGACCAAGGCTATCCAACAGCAATCACACTCACAAAAAAATCATGAGCCAATCGAAAAAAGCCGTAGCGGTTGGCTATGATGATAGCACGGCTGACAGCGAACTTGAAGATACAATATAGCAAGGTAATTGAGGCAGTGTTAAAACTGCCTCTTTCCCTATATAAATTAGGGAGAAAGGGAAAGATAAAATGAAAATTAAATTAGATGGAAAAGAGTATACAGTTAAATTCGGATATGCACCGGTATATAAGAATAAAATTATCCCAAGGATCGCAGGAATGGAGCAAAAGGGCGAGGGACTTGAAGTCATTGACAACATGCTTGGATTTTTACCGGAGTTTTTGCTCGTGGGCTTGCAAAAGTTTCACGCTGACGAATTTGGCTTTGATTTTGACGATAAAGAAGCAAAAGAGAAGCAATTAGCGAAGATGTATGATTTGCTTGACGATTATCTCGACCCAGAGAATGAAGAGGGTGGAGATATAATGTCGCTCTACAACGATTTGTCGGCTGAAATGGAGAAAAACAGTTTTTTATCAAAGATGCTGGCGAAAGAGGTACAGACAGCCAAGAAGAAGCCAATCAAGAAGTAAAAGAGCTTACGTGGGAAGTATATTGTAACGAAATCCGCCCATATTGGCTTTTGGCAACTAAAGGCTATGGATTTAGCGTTGAGGACATAGATATGTCTTGTCCGGCTGATTTAGAGCCTTATTCAAAGGCTTATATGCTTGAGCAAAAAGAAGCCGACTCCAACATGTGGGCTTGGTGGGGCACATACGGACTAAGCGCAACTCTTACAGCTATCGACAGAGCTTTGAACGGCAACAAAGCAAGAGCGAAATACATTGAGAAATCATTGAATGAGCAATACTCAAAAGATAACGAGCCTAAATACAAGGAGTCTAATGAGGAAATTGCCGTTTATGAAATGAAGCAACGAATTAACGCATTAAGACGGTCGGGACTACCTGAAAGTCCTGATTAATGAGGTGAAAATATGGCATATAAAGGAATTGACGTATCGTCATATCAAGGAAATATTGATTGGAGTAAGGTTAAGTGGGCTGGGGTGCAATTTGCAATCCTAAAAATAATCCGCAAAGACCTTAATCCGGATAAGACCTTTGAGCAAAACTGGAAAGGCTGTACTGATGTAGGAATGCCGATACAAGGTGTTTACAACTACTCATACGCTACAACAGTAGACAAGGCAAAGACAGACGCAAACAAGGTCATTCAGACACTTAACGGACGGAAAACCTTTGTTTGGTTAGATGTTGAAGATAAATGCCAGCAAGGACTTGGACAGACGCTTATTGACATTATCAACGCATATCAGAGTGTTATCAAGAGTGCCGGTCTTAACTTTGGTGTATACACAGGGCTTAGCTTTTACAATCAGTATATTGCGCCATACGCAAATCAGATTAATTGTCCGTTTTGGATAGCACGTTATCCGTCAACTAAAGGAATGTCTATTGGTGATGAGCCTAATAGTGCAAAGAAGCCTGTTATACAGCATCCACTGTATGGTTGGCAGTATTCGAGTGCATTTACCTGTAGCGGTCTGAATAACAGCACTGACGCTAACTTACTCTATGTTGAGCTTGGTAAGGACGATGGAATAGAGAATAATCCGGCACCAACAGCAACTCCGACACCAATAGCAACTCCGGCAAAAAATAATGCTTGGAAAGGCAATGAGGAATATTATCTCGACAATGACAATGTAAGAAAATGGCAACATGCCATGAACATCGGATTTGACACAGATGAGCTTAAAGAAGATGGCAGATTTGGAGTTAATTCACAGAGATTTGCTAAAAACCACAATTTGTGGAGCGGTCAGAAGCATAACTGCCCGACAGCCATTAAGTGGCTGAGAAAAACTCTGCATGACAAGTATCATTTTTACAAGCTTGATACCGATTACGGCAAGTGGGCGGATTATCTCACTAAATGTGTCATGGTATTTCAAAAGAATAGAGGTCTTAAGCAAGATGGTTATGTTGGATTGATTACAACATACTATCTGCTCAAAGACTAAATACATGAGAGCTACTTTAGGGTAGCTCTCTTTTTTTATTACATACAGGGAGGTAAGAAAATGGCAGAGAGCATTGAGCTTCAAATCAAGTCGGACGCGCAACAAGCGACTAAAGCCATAGGCAATTTACAAAGTAAGTTGCAAGGGCTTGGAACTACTCTCAATTCCCTCAATGGTGCAAGCATAAGCAATTTTGCGAGTGGAATGTCACAACTTGCAACATCACTTAGAAGTGTGAGCAGTATTGACACACGTACCTTTAGCAAGATTGCGACTAACATGGAAAAACTCGGCAACCTTGATACTGCAAGACTTGTCAGCTCGGCAAGTGCCTTAAAGAGCATGGCAACAGAATTGTCGGGCTTTGCGAATATCTCAAAGCAATCAGCAGAGATTACACAGCTAACGGCTTCAATATCAAAGCTCGGTTCAAAATCAGCCGGTTATGCTGCGGATAACATCAGAAACCTTGGCAGTGCTTTGAAAGAGGTAATGACAACATTATCTAACGCACCGAGAGTCAACAGTAACATTATTCAAATGACTAACGCACTTGCTAATCTGTCGCAGCAAGGCGCAAAAGTTGGTTCGGCTAGTAGGTCGCTCATAACAGGCTTTTCAAACACAACTAAGTCAATTAAGAGTACAAGAAGTGGATTCAGGGGCTTAGCTTCAACTATCGGTAAGTTTTATGCAACTTATTGGATGGTTATGCGAGCTGTAGGAAAAATAGGCAGTGCAGTTGATTTAGCAAGCCAACTAACCGAGGTTCAAAACGTAGTAGATACCACGTTTGGTGACATGGCAAGCAAGGCTGATGATTTTACAAAAACATCAATTCAAGACTTCGGAATGTCAGAGCTGACAGTTAAGCAAATATCAAGCCGTTTCCAAGCGTTAGGTACCTCTATAGGTATTTCATCAGAACAAGTGGCAAATGGTACGGCAGTGGCGAATAAAGCTCTTATGAGCCAAAATAACACGCTATACAAGACTACAGACAGTATGGCTGATATGTCACTTAATCTTACAAGGTTAGCTGGTGACATGGCTTCATTCTACGATGTAGACCAAGCTGATGTTGCAAAGAGCTTACAATCCATTTTTTCGGGAACAATAGCACCTTTGAGGAGATACGGACTTGATTTAACGCAAGCCACACTTTCAGAGTGGGCTATGAAAAACGGACTTGACGCAAATATCAAGTCAATGACACAAGCCGAAAAGGTACTCTTAAGGTACAACTATGTCATGGCTAACACGCAAGCTGCACAGGGTGATTTCGCTAAGACCGCTAACACCTGGGCTAACAGTGTAAGAGTCCTTAAGCAAGAGTTCCAAGCATGGGGCAGTATCATAGGTAGCGTAGTAATCAATGCTTTAAAGCCATTTGTCCAAGCCTTAAATAAGGTAATGCTCAAAGTTATCAGTTTCACAAGAACTGTAGCTGACGCACTCGGAGCAATCTTCGGATGGACTATCGAGATAAGCGGTGGCGGTGCTACTGTTGACGGCATGGAGGACATAGCTGGCGGAGTAGGTGATATTGGTGATAGCGCTGATAGTTCTAATAAGAAAGCCCAAAAACTGAAAAAGACACTGCTTAGCATAGATGAGATACACGCACTTGACGATAACAGCGATAGTGGCAGTGGTGGCGGTTCAGGCAGTGGCGGTTCAGGTGGTGGTGGAGCTGGCGGTGGCGTTGATAGCTCACTGAAAAAAACCGATGGATTGCTCGAAAAATACAAATCATCAATCAAGGATTTATACTCACTCGGAAAGTACATCGGTGACACAATAGCCGACTCCCTTAATTCTATTAATTGGGATAACGTGTATCAGAGCGCATCGAACTTTGGAAAAGGTCTTGCAGACTTCCTTAACGGCTTAATAAGTCCAAAATTATTTACGGCACTCGGAAAGACAATAGCCGGTTCAATAAGAACTGCCATAATCTCTGCTTTTTCGTTTACGTCAACGTTTGATTGGGGAAACCTTGGAGACAGTTTTGCTTCATTTATAAATGGTGCATTACATGAAATGTCAAGAGTAAGTGACGTTACAGGGCTGACTGGCTGGCAAGAACTTGGAAAAACAGTCAATAACATTGTTCACGGCATACGAGATGCTTTAATTCACACATTAATCAATGTTGATTGGAAAGATGCATTTAAGGGCATTTCGGAATTTATCGGAGAACTTGATATTGATACCTTTACTATTCTTATTGGCGCGTTTACATGGAAACACGGACTTAAAGAGATAACCAAAACGCTTATTACATCTGAATGGGAAAAGTACGCAACAGCCAAAGGCTTGTCAAAAACAGAACTTGCACTAAGAGGAGTTGAGGTGCTGGTTATCGTGTCGGGTATCAATTACGTGCTGACACACATGAAAGGTTGGATTGATAAACTCAAAGAGTGGTTCAAGAGTCCGGAGTCCGGATTGGGAATAAGCGAAGAAGCCACAGGCTTTGATGGAAAAAAGATTAAACTTGTTACTCCTCTCGAATGGAGAATTAAGGAAATAAAGTGGAAAATCAAAGACGCTGAAAAAAGCGTAGATGATTTTTTTAAAGACTTGGGAAATTATTTCAAAAAAGGCTGGAAAACATTTAAGAAGAATATGTCTTTAAATGTTGATGATTTACAAAACGTATTAGGACCACAGCTTTACAATGGCTTTGTTGGGATTATTAATGACATTATAGGATTGCTTAACAAGATACCGGGTGTTGAAATACCAAAATTTAAAAAGAAAACAGTTAAAGGAGTCAACGATACCGCAAAAGAAATAGGAAAGAGTGCAAGCAAAATTGATGATAGCTACAAAAACTTAAGTGCTGGCGTAAGTGGGTATTTAGGAAATATCAACACTTCACTTGATGGTACTAAAAGCAAGATGGACAGCATGGAAAGAAAAGCAAGTACAACTAGCTCTAATTCTAGGACATCTTTTTCAAACTTAAGTGCTGGAGTAAGTGGCTATTTAAGCGGAGTCAACACTTCAATTGACGGAACTAAAGGCAAGATGGATAGCATGAGTGGCAAGGCGAGCGGAACATCGCTTAGCACAAGCGGTTCTTTCTCAACGTTATCATCAAATCTCTACAATTCATTAAGTGGAGTTAATGACTCATTGGGTAATACTAAATTTAACATGGGATTATTTCAAGACGCTGCAGAAAATATGAGGAGAGGAGCATCGAACTCGTTCTCAACAATGGCAAGTAACGCAAGCACTTATCTCGGCTGGACGGGCGGTAGTTTTAATGGACTTAAAGGAAAAGTCGATAACACGAACGGAAGTTTAGGCACGTTTAAGTGGTACGCAAATCAACGTTATAGCGTTGGAATAAGTAGCTGGGGATTTAGCGGTGTTAAGAGTTCGATAGATGGCATTGTACGCTCATTGGATGCTTTGTTTAAGTACAACAATAAAAGATTCAATATTACCACAGGCACAAAATACATGGGGTATCAGTCGCTACTCGACAGGGCACCACGTTATGCTAGTGGCGGTTTCATAGAAGAAGGTCCATTCTACATGAACCGAGGAGAGATGGTTGGTAAATTCTCAAATGGTAAAACTGCCGTGGCAAACAACCAACAAATTACAGAGGGAATTAAACAAGCTGTCATGGAGGGCATGGCGCAAGTGATGATGAACTATAATGCCGGTGGAAATTCTGCACCTATCATTGAAAATGTGTTTAAGTGCGACAGTGAAACACTCTATCGCATGACACAGGTAGGCAAGGCAAAGCACGGACAACGATATATTGTAGCAAATGAATTTGGTTAAGACACTCACCCTTGTGTGGGTGTCTTTTTACGAGGTAACAATATGGCAATGATGTTAGTAGACGGAGTGGAATTACCTACTCCGTCAAGCTTTGAATGGGGCTTGATTGATGTGTCTGCAAGCGATAGCGGACGAACACAAGACGGCAAAATGCACAAGAATAGAATAGCACAGAAACGACAAATTAAATTGTCATGGAGTGGTACAGACAAGGCTAGAACAGCAAAGATACTTCAAATGGTAAATCCGGAATATATATCGGTAGCATATCCTGACGCTATGAGTGGCACTGATGAAACACGCACGTTCTATGTGGGTGATAGGAGCGCACCTATCAAGATATGGACTATCAACAATAAGAGGTATGAGACATTGAGTTTCGACCTCATAGAAGTATAAGGCGGTGATTAAATGCTTAACGTATCGGCTAAGTGGCAAAGAGCAGTAATGCTCGATAATGACATAAACGTAAATTGTTTTGCTGACATAGTTACGGCAAGTGGCGAGAAAATCCCTATTAGTGATAGTGAGCTGTGGGCGAATGACTTCGAGGTTAATGACTCAACATCGAGCAATGGCACTTTCACAATTGGGGCTTTGATTGCTGGAAAGCTGAAAATTAAGCTGAATAACATTTACGAAAATTACAGTAAATATGATTTTGATAAGGCAAGTGTAACAGCATATGTCTCAAAAAGCTTTTCTGACGGCACGACAGAAAAACTAAAAATCGGTGAGTATAGAGTCAGCGAGACAAGCTATGACGGCTCACTCATAACGCTTACTTGCCTTGACAATATTAATAATTTCAATCGCGAGTATGACAGCAATTTAAGCTACCCTACGACAGCGTATGAGGTAGTCAGAGACGCTTGTATTAAGTGTGATGTACCTTTTGCTATGGCGAAATTTGATAACTCTGACTACGTGATCAACGAGATACCGAGTGATAATCAAAAGCTCACATATGGACAGACGATAGCTTATATCTTACAGTTGAGTGGATTATGGGGCAAGTGCGGTCACGATGGCGAATTGCTTATCGGTTGGTATGATATGAGCCAGTTTGACAGCCAAGGTTACGATGGTGGAACTTTTAGCACGAAAACTACACCATATTCTGACGGAGATACACTGAATGGTGGAAATTTCACCAACTATTCAAGTGGAGATAGTGTTGATGGTGGAACATTCACGGAGGCGAGAAATTACCACAATATTTACACGCAAAAAGACTTGAATGTTGCGACCGATGATGTTGTTATCACCGGGGTAAAGGTAACTGTAACCTCAAAAGAGGACAAGACAAAAGATGTTAATGCACTTGCCGGAAAAGAGGGATATGTAGTCTCAATCTCTGATAATCCGTTTATTTCGGCAGACAAGGCACAGACAGTTGCAAATTATATCTTCAAAAAAATCGGTGGCATGAGGTTCAGACCTCTTGACGCTACACTCTTGTCAAACCCACTGATTGAGAGTGGAGATGTGGCACTTGTGACGGACCGCAAGCAGAACACCTATAGCTGTTTTATTTCCAACCGAACATTTACTGTTGGAAGCGGTACAAAAATTTCGTGTGACGCCGAAAATGCTTCAAGAAATAGTGCTGATAAATTCAGTAATGAGACAAAGGCTATAGTACAAGCTAGGAAAGTTGCACAGGCACAACTAAGTGTATATGACAAGCAAATGCAATTGCTGACACAGCTAATGTCTCAATCGCTCGGGCTTTTTAAGACTGAACAGAAGCAAGAGGATGGCTCAATTATTTACATTATGCACAATAAAGCTGACCTCAATTCGAGCAACATACAGTGGAAAATGACGGCTAACGGCATGGCTGTATCAAATGATTACGGCAAGACGTGGAAAGCCGGAATTGATAAAGACGGAAACGCTATTTTCAATGTTATGTCGGCTATCGGCATTAATTTTGACTGGGCACATGGTGGCACACTCACTTTAGGCGGTGAGAATAACACAAACGGCAAGCAGTATGTCAAAGACGCAAACGGAAAGACACTTGTAACGCTGGATAATAAAGGCATTGCACTTGATAGCAGTGTGAAAATTGCTTGGGATAATGTGGCTGACACTACTGCTAAAGTCACTCAGATAACCAAAGACACAGTGACTACAAGCTATGTAAATGCACTTGATGTTAAGGCCGGTTCAGTTGACGCTGAGGACATCACAGGAACAACAATTACCGGCAAGAATATTGTTGGCGGAACAATTGATATTGGAAATGGAGTGTTTGTAGTTGACAACGATGGAAAAGTAACCGCTTCAAATTTTAATATGTCCGGTGGAAGTATTGCACTGAACGGAAATTTAAGTAATTCAACGATTGATTTAACAGCTACTGACAATTCAGGAAACAATTATGAGCTTTGGATGAATGGTGCGGTCTTGCGAATTGTTAAAAATGGTGAGAATTTGATTACACTTTATGGAGCCACAGGCTCTATAGGTGCACAGACAATGTACGCTCAAGAGATAGACTCTGATAAATTTAGAGAAACCGATAGAGGATATGCAATGTGTGGCAATGCAACAGGACATACATACCATTGTGACTGGGATGATACTGCTTTGTGGTTTCAAGTTGATGATGCTTGGGTATGGAGTTCGTCAGACAAACGCTTAAAAAAGAATATTAAAGCAATTAATCAAGATTACATTGATGCAGTAGGCTCGGTCGATTTATTTCAATACAATCTTAATAGACAAGGATATTCAGACAAACCATTATATTTTGGAGCAATGGCGCAGGATATAATCGAGAACCTTAAAGATAAAGGACATGCCGATGAAAACCTTAATATGATTTTCAAGAATAAAGCCACATCAGATGATGATACACTGTACTACGGCATGAACTATGAGCAATTCATAATTCTAAGACTTGCTGGAGACGAGCAGAAGATTGATAAAATGCAAAAACGCATAGATGAATTGGAAGATAAGTTTTCAAGATTGTGTCAGAAATTAGGCATTGACGAAAGTGAGGTATAGCTTATGGCAATTCAAATGAGACGAGGGGCATACGCGGAGTTTGACCCCTTAAAAATGAAAGCCGGAGAATGGGCGGTATCGACTGACTCCGACACAAAAAAACAGCAGATATGGATGTGTTTCGCACCCGGAATAGTTAAGCGAATGGGAACTGTTGAGGATTTTGACGTTGAAATTCAAAGACTTATTCAGAGTTACCTTGACGGCATGGCTCAATCCGTGTCACAGGCTCAAAAATCAGCACAAACTGCGACAGAAAAAGCCAACTCGGCAAGCAATTCTGCTTCACAGGCTCAAAAATCAGCACAAA